GTTCTAAGGCTTTACCACAAGATATGATAGCAGTAGGATTGGCTGGTCGAATAACTGAAGTGCTTATGACGTTACACCATGAGAAAGGTATCCAACTAAAAGATCCAGCAGGTGAAGTAGCTAAATGGATTTTAATAGGTCAAGAAGGATACAACAATGCGACTAATAATGTAGTAGATCAAATCAAAGATGCATATCCTGGTACAACTGTAAAGAATGTTGATGATGATATTGATGATGAAGTACCATTCTAGAAAGGAGTAACATGACTAAGAATGAATTAATACATGAAGTAATAATGTTGTGTAAAGCAAACGAAAATAATCCTTACTGTTCTATATTTTGGTTAGCAGATCAAATTAAAGAATTAGTAGAAGGTGATTTACAGGAGGCTAAATGACTATCATTACAAGAGAAGGTATGGAGAAAGCTCTCCAACAAAACTATGATAACGAAGATACTGAAGCAGAACATGTAGCTCAAGCTACTTATGTTAAGGAGTATCTTAAAACTATACTTGCTGAACAGGTATTTAAAGCTCCAGATGATTTATCAGGTACAATGAAAGAACATTGGGCCAGACAAACTCATGAATATAAACAACATCTACTAGCTATGAAAGAATCTATAAGACTCAAAGAGAAAGATAACTTCCGTAGAAAAGATAATGATATGTATGGTTCTCAGTTTCAAACACTAACTAAAGCTGGTGCTATATGATAGACGCTGTAAAGAAACTTTGTAAGGATGAGTTGGTTAGTAAGATTTGTGCGAAGATGATTGAACGATCAAACAACGGAACTATAGAATACGGTAATACTATGCGTACTGCTGATAAACCTTTGCTTCAATGGATTGAAGATACACAAGAGGAATTGGCAGATGCCATTGTCTACCTTGAGAAAGTAAAGGAACTTATCAATGACACCAGAACAAAACTTATGGGTTAATGTTATAGCTCAACAATTCCATGATGCGACTAGAAAGATACTGCCACCTAAACGTAAGAAGAATGGCAAGACTCAAGACAGACCAAATAATAATTCTATATATCTAGCTCGCACTTGGTTAACTGACAACACAGAAGATTTCCAAATAGTTTGTAGCTTAGCAGGATTAGAACCTGAATGGGTAATGAGAGAATATAAAAGAGTTGAATCTGGTGGATCTGATAAAGCCTGGAGCAAGAGAGTTAATTATGTTTAATTTATAATCTTCTTAATTTTTAATCTTCCCATATCTTCATACACTTCTGCTTTTACTTCTTTGCATTGCATATAGATACCAGCTTGATCTTCTCCAATGTTACGAGAGATAGTACGCTTTTGTTTGAGACAATCACTAAGACCATTAGTTGGAACCATCTCTATTGTCGAACCATTTTGTATCATTAGAATTGCAAACACAACTTTAATGGTTTCCATTTTTTCTTTCCTCTAAGTCTATTAATCTTTCTTCGTGAAACTGTATGACCATATCATTCTTAAGTATCATTGGAATCTCTGACTCCATCTGTTCTTTTAGTTTGTCTACGTTCTCGCCAAGGTACTCAACCAACATGTAGAGTTCTTGGACTTGTGGACTGACCATGCCCCCTTTGGGGACAGAGTCTATAAAAGTATTAGCAGCTTCTAGATCTTTTTCCATTAGCTGTATTTTTGTTTCTATAGTATTAAGTCGCTCAACGACTCCAAACCCGAACCAAGCACCCACAAGGCAAGCGCCGATAATAGACAAAAGGTTACGAGCAGGCATTGAGATTGCGGTGTTTTCATTGATATCTAATCTTTTCATACTTCATCTAGTTCTACAAGTTTGCCTTCACAAAAATAATCAAAGCCTGTTAGTTTCATATTGTTATGATTTCTAAATTCCTCTAGAAGTGAATCAACTAACATAACCTTATTATCAAAGAGATAGTCCTGACATTTTGATTCAGATATAAACTGCATATCCTGTAGATATGTCATACGACTTTCATCTACTTCTCCATAGGAAAGCATAACACTTAATATCCAAATCATTTTTTAACTAACGATCCACCAAAGTAGAGTCCGATTATAGCTGATACAAGATTAGTATCTAATGGTGTAATGACTATACCTCTATGAGCCATAGGCACCCACTTCATTACATCTTTACCTTCAAAGAATAAGAAGCCAGGGTTCCATTCTGTATACCCTACAATTACATGAGCTTCTGGATCTATTAATGGAAGTATCTTAGGTAGTACAACAATAGCAAAGATAGCAGTTAATGCTATGATTCTTCTTGTCCATTGGAATCCTACATTCTCATATTCTCTTGCTTCTTTAAATGCTTCAGTTTGTACTTCAGCTCTTTGTATAAGAAGTTTTTGTTCAGCTTGTTTAGCTTTAATGGACTGACTCCAGATGGACATCACCCCTCCTAGGACTGTAGATCCTAGCATAGTAATCATTTCAAAAGGCATTTAGTTCTCCAAGTAATAAGACTTTATGAGTTCATCTACAATCAAACCTTGTATTGTAGACGGAGTACCATCACCCCTACGAGGTGCAGCAGCTGCCATTCTCTCTAAAGACTTATCTAAGTTTTTTCTTATTTGTAATCGTTCAGTAATATCGTCAGATAAATCAATCAACATATCACTAAATACTGTTCCTACTTTCATATCACTCCAGATACGAACTACTCTAGGCATCATATCTTTAGGATCATATCCTATGTTTACATAGAACTTATGATTATCCATTTCATATTTTCTAGTTACTCCAGGTCGTCTATTGCTTTCAGGCTCGTACATATGTGGCTCCTCAGTTAAGTTGGTTTGCTCCGTTGAGTAGTTGTCTTGCGAGATTAATTGCATCTTCGCTTGTGAGTCTGTTTTCTGCATAGATTCCCCTTGTTGAATTGATATATAAATAAAGTTTTTTCTTAACAATCTTTACTCCCTGTTTAGGAGTTGTCAAATATTCTAAGTCAGTTCTTTGTTCCATCTTCCACCTTTATTTAAAACCATAGGTATTAATCTTGGGAGTCCATTTATTATAACGCCACATCCAATGATCGGTCTAGATTTTTGTGTTTTCATATATTCGAATGCTAGAGACTTAGCATCTATTAAGCATCCGACTTGCATACCCCAGTTTAAACTGTTGGGATTACCCCAGTATTGAATATTAAAAGAACTGTGATAGTGTCCTTGAACTGTTGGACAACCATATTGTTGTGCAACTTTTAATACATTAGAATATTTACCATGACAAAAATAACATTGTTGTCCATTGGACATAGTAATTAAAAGATCGTCATGCCATTTCCATCCAGGACCAACTTCTAAAAATTCATTGTAAGATTTCATAGCAGCTCTTGGTAGACCTGAGGCTTTTTGTCTACGATAGACTAGGCTACCATGATTGGAGTCCATAAGATCCATAACAGGAAAGAGTTTTTCCATAGCATGAATGGTCGGCAAGGATGCTTTATGCTCATCACCTGCACTATATAAATCAGGATCTGAGTCATGGAATGATATAGCATGTGAGTCAACCTCATCTCCTATATGTATAACACGATCTGGTTTATATTTCTTTTTAATAGCAGAAAGAAATGGTATTAGATCTGGATGATGATACGGACAATGTGTATCAGATATAATCAAGATTGATTTGTTCATAACGAACTGTAGACCGATTTGATCTTTATTGTCAAATTAGGGTTCTTATTATTAAGTAACACATTTGAATAAATACTGTAGTACCAATAAACCATACTAGAGCTTTGAGTTGACGCATATCTTTTTCGACATGATAGAGGTGATTATCCTTGAGGGTGTTGAGCTTATTATCCATTAGCTCTAATTTACCCTCAATACGGATAATTGCTTCTCTATTCTCCTGTTCCATTTTCCTCTTTCTTTTCTTCTTTAGGAAGATTGTCTTTCAGAAGTTTAGTATAATGTTCTGCTAAAACATTTAATTCATCATTTTGTATTGTAAGTTGATTACGTTTATTTGCTATAGCTTGCATTTGAATTAAAGCAAGTTTACCTTGATCGTTCAATTTACTTTCATCATATTCTTTTTCGTCTAATGTAAACATATTATCTCCTTTATTGATTTGCTTTAATATAACAAATTAAGCTGTTCTTTTCCACATATAAACTACAATATATGGATTCATGTGTGTTACTGCATTTCCACTACCAACACTGCTACTTGTAAATGTTCCACTTGCTGAACCTATGTCACCTCTTTGTGGTATATGGTCAACACCATCTTGGTGTCTTATTCCTGCAGCCTGTGTAAAACCAGAAAAAGTATGAGTATGGGCAGGTAAGTTTGCTTCTGCAAGAGTATGTGTTTTAGCACCACCAGTTTCTTCAGCGGTATCAAAGTCTGAATCACTACTATCAATACCTACAGGTACACGACCTGCACCAAAAGCAGCCCATGTTCCAAATCCAAGTAATGTTGCTGGATTAGTTGAACTCGTAGCATTAATATA